AGATGAATCTAAAATAGTTTTTGAATGGTTTAAAAAACAGGAGAAGGAGGCTAAACAATAACATCCAATAATCCTGTTTGTGTTAGGTTAGTTTTCGCACAATTTAAAGCATCAGGCAGTACGGGTAGTAATACTGTGAATTATGATGATGTTGATGGTTGGTGGTGTAGCTGTGAAGACTTTCACTACCGTAAACATGAGTGTAAACATATAAGAGGATGTAAAAAGATTTTGAGGTGATTATTTTATGAAGAGTGTTGATTTTCCTGAAACTGTTTCTGCTAAGGTTACTAGTCGTTGCAAGAAGCTTTTGGAGAAGCATAATATTTCTGTTCGTTCTGCTGTGGAAGTGGGGTTAAATACGTTGCTTTCATCAAAAGGGAGATTGGAGTTTGAGATTATGGAGTTGGATAAGGAAATTCGTGAGGTGAAGCTTGATTTGATTGCTTTGGAGATGGAGCGTGATCAACTTTTGGGTAAACTTGAAGGTTTACATTCTAGCGAGGAACCTGTGGAAATCCACATGTGTAAACAAGTGTACAAATGTAAACAAATGTAAACAGCAACAGAATCAATTTGAAAATGTAAACTTTAAAGTTTACATATAATTTTTTTTAAATGGAGTGCAAACATTATGAAAAAATCAGTAACATTAACAATTGATTCCATAATATGGGAACAAGCAAAAGAAAAATTACCTCAAAGCAGAAGCGAATTTGTCGAAGAACAGTTGAGAAAAGCAATAGGATTGTCTGATGATAAAGAAACAGAACTAAGAAAAAAAATTGCAAAACATCAGGATGAAATAAATGTTTTGGAATCACAATTATGTAAAATACGTGAAGAGAGATTAAAAAATGAAAAACAAGATAATGATGAATATGGTAATGCAATGGATACAGTTTATCGTATACATGAACGTTTAGGTTTTGTTGGGAAAAATCAGCTGAAGAATATTAGCAAACAACAACAAGTGTCTTTTGATGTATTGGTGGGTTGTGTAATTAATGAAGGATTAAACTTAGTAAACTATGCTGAAGGAGTGAAATAATATCACTATTCATATATTATAAGGTGATGTGTGTTGGTGAGGATATGGGTAAAGTAGTTTTTAATATTGTTGAAACTGATTATGATGTTAGTAAGGATGAGGAAAAGTATCAGAAATTCAGGAAAGATTATCTTGAGAATTTAAGTGTTGGTGTTTGTAGGTTGCAGGAGCAGTATGGTTTGACTAGTTATAGGAGAGAGAAATTTATAAATCGTATCAGGTGTGAGGATCATGTTAGGCGTCGTAGTAATGGTAGGTTTACTGTTTTAGAAAAGGTGGAATCATGAAGAAAGAAGATAAGGAACATATTATATTAAGGTGGCAGTTGATGTGGTTTAGAATAAGTTTAATTGCAGATGAGTTTGTTAAGTTTGCTGAAAAGGTACATATGAGGTGTGATGTTCCTGAACCAAGTCAAAGACAACCAGTCAGGAATAAAAAGGAGATCCAAAAATGAGTTGTAATGATATACTTGAAAAATTAGAAAAAGAAGGAATAATATCTGCTGAAGGAGTAATTGATTCTTATCTGTTATGTAAACATGCTGAAGAATTATTTGGAAAATCATACCTAAAAGAACATAATATAGTGTTGGATGATGATAAAAAAGAAGCAAAGATATGTAAAAAAGGAAGTTGATAAAAATGAAAACATTGAAGTTTAAACCGTATTTCTTTGAACCTTTAAGAAGTAGGAAAAAAATGGCTACAATAAGAAAATCTGATAAAGGATTGAAAAAAGGTGACCTTGTAGAATGTTGGTTTGAGGGGACGGGTTTTTGTCTGCTTCGGGTAGTACGGAGAGTTGAACAGGTTAAATTTAAAGATTTGAAACATAATCATGCTTGGTTTGAAGGTTATAGGCATGTTGATTTGTTGAAACATGAGTTAAAAAGTATTTATCCAGATATCTGTGGGGATACTGTTTTGTTTCAGATTATATTTGAAAGACCAACACTACCATTACAACCTTTCAAAATTAAATAGGAGGATATTGAAAATGAATAATGAAGAAATTAATGAATTAACTGCCAAGATTGAGTCTTGTTGGGATGAGAATAATCCTGGTGATGTAAGAAGTTTTGATGAAAGGTTAAAACAGAAGTTAACTCCTGAGGAGTATGAGTTAATAACAAGTTGGAGATAATGGGGGGAGAATATAGTATGATGGATGGTTGGGTAGTTTTTAGTGTAAGTGTAATTATTAGTTGTTGTTTAGTGTTATGTCTTACTGATTTTTTTGATGATTAAGATAGGTTATATTGTAATCAGGAGTTTTTATGAAAGAAGTTAAAAAATACATGGAGGATAAATATGCATGATTGATGAGAAATTATTACTATATTTTATTAAAACAAGAAGCAGAGAATTTGAAGAACAATCTTTTACTATTCATAAAGAATGCACAGGTAGTTTGAGAGACATGGAGTATAATGATGTTATAATTCATAGTGTTAATCTTAATACTTTGATGAATGTTACTCGTATTCTTAATGAGTTGATTGAAATGATTGAAGATGGTAAATTCAACACTTCTGAAAATTCAGTTTCTTGTTGTGGTGGAGAATGTGGAAAACAATAACTTTAATCTATATGAAAGAGTATACATTAGTTTAAGTAGAACAGTCTCCAATTTTGAATGCATAAGTGAAGAATTAAAACAGGAAACCATACATGAAGCATTAAAAAAATCACAAGTAATTAATGAATATGTGAAATATCAGGGTAAACTTTTACCTTTTCACATGTTTGTTTTTGAAGTGAAGAAAAACCTGCTATCCAAAAATTTAGAAAGATGATAGGATGTTATTGAAGAAAACATTAAATGATCCACAAACAAGATTCTACATCAGCAAATGCAAATACTGTGGCAGAGTATTTATTAAGTTTGAGAATAAAACAGGTTATTGCAGGGAAGCTTGCAGGACCTGGGCGGTACGTGAGCAGAAAGCAAAGTATCAACAAAAACGTAGGAAATTAATTAATGATGGGGAGTTAATTAGTAATGAGAATAATAAGTTAGGTACTAGTTATTTATCTAAACATCGGAACAGTAATTTTAATAAAGAGTTGGTTAGTATTCGTAGAGAAGCTAAACGTATAGGTGTGACTTTATGAATAGACTTAATAGTATGGAAATTTAGTATAAAGTGATAGTGGGGGGTAATTTAGAAAAATAAATAAAATAAGTTTATTTGAAGAAATATTATTAATTTATTTAAAGAACATGTTGAATAAAAACAAAATATTAACTTATTTAATATCATTTTAAGAAATCTTTTAAATTATCGATAATATTGAATAAAAAAGGATCTAGAGGGGCTAATAATTTACTATATATTTGTATGCCTCCATCTTTAAATAATTTAATTTTAATTTTTTTATCTTTTGAATCTATTATAATTCCTGCAAGCTTTTGAGTAGCGTTAACTGTCTCATAAAACATTGGATCCGCCATAACATCAGAACCATATAATTGTCCTTTGTTAATATTATTTTCTCTATTTAATTTAGACATGTCAAGTCTATGAATATTATTATCTTTAATCTGATTATAATATATTATCTTCTAATTATTATTAATATTTAATTCCAACAATTACTAGTATTGGAGGGTAGTCAGTTTGAGATTCTGATTGGGGTTTTGGATTTTAAAAGATATTATTAATTTAGTTGCTTTCTTTTTTGAGAAAAAATGGGGTATGTTAAAAATAGTATTTTAATAATATATTGTATTTTTTACTTATTTTTCTATTTTTCCACTTTATATTATTGAAGAGGAATAAAAAAAATTTTTTTCATAATTATATGTGGGAGGATATTATTGGATGCTAATACATTTTTTAAAAACATGAAACATGCAGAAATAGAGTGTCCTGTTTGTGAAAAACTGAAAAAAGATTGCAAAAAGGTTTACTATGATGAGTGGCATGATGAGTATGTTTGTAAAAAATGTGGATTAGTAATTAAAAAATAAATTAAGTAGAGTATTTATAAACTCCGGTTCATATTTTAATATATATTCGCCTTTAAATTATTAAATCTTATAATTTCTACATTCAAATAAAAAAAATACATGTTTATTTAGCTTCAATAAATAATTTATCCAATATGAGATTATAAATTTTTTATTATCTCTCTATTAATCATTAGTAAAAAAATATTCAGTTTTTTTGGGTTTCCTCCAAAATAAAGTGTTAATCATAATTGTGGTAAGAATTTTAAACACGTTTAATTAATATTCTTTCAGTTGAATTTATGGAAAAATAGTTTTATCTTCTTCAAAAAAAAGAGGCATGTATCTCAGTTTAGAATTAGTGTAAATCATGAAAAAGAAAAAAATGATTGTAATAAAAAATAGGATGGGGATAAAAATTGGGATATTTTTTTCGTTATTTTTTTTTCTTTTTCTTTTTGATTTACATTTTAT